CGGGACTTTGGCGCCCTCTTTGAGCAAAATGCTGAGAATGCTCTCTCTTCTTGGGCATCCAAACGCACATTGTCGGACATAAAGCGTTCTTTGCTGAAGGAGGTGCCGGATGCCCCTGCTAACTTCACCTCGGTGTTCATGAAATCTCAGGTCATTCGGAAATCCGAGAAGTGGTTCTCCCCCGAGGCCAAGCCCGGTCAAGCTGTCACCGTTTTCCCAGCATGGAAGACTTTCCGTGATAACTCGTTTGCTGCGGCCCTCGAACAAGTTGTGCTTGCTGAGTGCCCTGACCACATTTATCTACACCTCAGGCGCTCCACCCACGATCTGTCTTCCTGGGTTGGTAAGCATATGCGCACTACTGAGTCCTTCACGGAGACTGATTACACCAGTTGGGACTCCAGTGTTGACGGTCCTTTCATCAAATTCGACTGTTGGCTCCTCCACCAGATGGGTGCCCCGGCTGAGTACATTGCCTCCTACCAAGAAGAGGCTTGCTCCACCCGATTCTTCCGTGGTAACTTGCGTCTTATGCAACACTCTGGCAACCGCTACACGTTCCTGTTGAACACCCTCAGAGTTCTTGCACTCACCCAGGCAACTTACCAACGCCTCCGGTTCGTTCCACAGGCTTACGGTGGCGATGACAGCCTCATTGCTGGCACCCCTTCGGTCTCCCCCGGCTTCCGCCCGGGTTCCTGGCTTTGCAGCCCCAAAGTCAACCACACCTCCGTCGGCCACTTGTTCGGTCATCTGGTTTCTCACGGTATGCTCTCATACGATTACCACTACATGGCTAATCGTCTTGAGGTTGCGATCGTTGAACGTCCTTTTGACACGGACTTTTACCGCAGTTTCATCGATCAGATGGTGGCTCTCCCTTATGTCTCTGACCCCCAGTACGCCCGAGTTTTCGACGTGCTCCACTCTCACGTCGCATCGCACGGCCTGCGAATAGTTGGTCTCGCCCCCCCTGGCGACTTCGAATTGTCTTTCACTCCCCACTCCGTTTTTTCCAACGGTGTGTTCCCTTTTTCTCGCCGGCCGCGCCGTTTCTCCACTGAATGATTGCCCCTGATACCGCTAAACCCCTGCTGTGCTTGTAGATATACTGAGGTCTCTGTACTAACGTTGAAGTTTTGGTTTAGCTGCGACAAAAGGTCTCTCGTTCGTCCCTTTTCCTCTCTCCCCATTTTGCTCGTACTTTATGCCCCTCCTTTCCTCTCTTTATCCCTCAGGTTTTGGCCAACCGGACTAAAACCTTTTGCCATCCCGTCTTAATCCGGTATAGACGTTAAACTGCCGTATCCAAGACCGTCTTAACCCGGTATAGACGTTAAACTGCCGCATCCAAAAGCCTTACCTCGGCATTAAATTGGTCCCGCGATACCTCAGGCGCGTAATGACCTTTGGCTCGGGCTTGGTAACCCCCGCATATACCCCTTTCACGGAAGTGTAGGCTCGTTTTCACGCCT